TTGATGATTTAAAATCTATACTTATTGATTTAAGATTTGAAAAGGAGTGTAGATAATGTTTCATATTGAATTTAAAGAAAATGGTCAGTATCACAAAACGAGAATTATTTTTAGAACACAAGAACAAGCAAAACTTTATGCTGAAAAAAATTTAAAAACTGAATATATTATTTACGAAACAGGAGGTACCGATGTCAAAAAAAGAATGGGTTAGGCCTGAAATAAATCAAATGTTTACTCACATTTATTTATGTCCAAGATACGATGAACATGAAGAACCAAAAATATTTAAAATGCCTGTTGAAGAATTCATTCATGGATTTAATAAAGATGAATTTACAGGATTAAACACAATCCTTGCAAAAGACTTAGAAACTATGCGATCAATTCTAGGAGTTGGTCTGGATTACAAGCTGGATATTTATGAGTAAATTATTTAGAGATTATTTTGATGAGGTTCAAGACAATTGGAACGAATTATCAGAAAAAGAAAAAAAAGAATTTGAAGATTTTTTAGATAAGATAGCAGAGGGAGAAAAATATGGAAAATGAAATATTTAAATATGATGCTAAATGTTCTTATGAACAAAATAAATTAGATTTTATAAATCAGGCATACTTTGAAAGATGCGATGCTCAAAAGCAAGGATTTCCAGAAGCAGAATTTGATGCAAAAAAAGTAGAACTAAGATTTCACATTCTATTTAGTCACAAGAAATAACCCATAGTAAGACACCATTAATATCATTTCTTCTCGTTAGAAACGATTTTAGAGCTTCTATTACTATCTTTTTCGCTTTGATACATTATATTTAAACCAGCAAGAGTACAAAGTCTGTTTTTTTCTGATAGACCTCTTTCAGTTAAAATATATTTAGTACCTTTTAACCTTGCAAAATCTTCGTCTAATAATTCTTTTAATATTGGTTCTGGCAGTTTGCCATCTTCAAACATAAGTGATAGTAAGCCACCTAGTCTTTTAGTTTGTGTTTTGCTAAGAGCCATTAAATGTTACTCCAATCTTCTCCAAGCCAAAGCAGACTTTCGGCCAATCTTCTTCTTACTAACCCCTCACTTATTTCACCATTTACCTTATTCCATCTTTTTATTTCATGTGGAATTTCATCGTATAGCCCTTTATTAAGTTTAGAAAGCAACGTACTCTGAACAAGGTTTGTAGGGCCTAAATTATAGCACCACGAAACGAGACTTGAGAATTGATTTTCATTCAAGGGCACATCTACTAAGTCATTGACATATTCTTCATACTCTTCTAACTCAATGTCTAACATTTCTTCTGCATGAGATTGAGACCAAACATCACCTTCTTTAACTCCTTTTGTAAACCCAAATCCAATTGTCCAAACTCCTGCTGGACATTTATACGCTTCTAATTTACAACCTTCAAACTTTTTTATAAGGGCTTTGCCCTCTTCTGATATTTTCATTTTAACTCCATACTTTTGTTTTTTTGCCACCATCATAATCAACAGCTAAAGGCGGTTCATGGTTTTTAAGTAAATCTGCAATGTTTCCTTTTTTACAAAAAACATCAGCTAATATTCTTCCATATTTATCAGGGCCAAAGCTTTTTATTGTTATATTCCCTACCAACCATTCTTTTAATTTTGCTTTGGCTAGTAGTCCTAATTCTTTTTCTTTTGTTCTTTCAGGATATTTCTTCAGATTGATTCGGCTTTCAGGTGTATCAATTTGTGCTATTCGTATTGATCTATTTTGTAAAGATACACTGAACCCTAAGTCTATGCTTGAAACCTTGATTGTATCGCCATCTATGACACGATCTAAAACAACATTGTAAACAAAGGGTTCAGCAGACATTTTATTTATCCTTGGCTTTGTAAACATTTAAAGCTAACAAATCTATTAAGCCATAAATTTTACCTAAGAATTCATTGTCCTTTGGTGTTGGTGTAACCATAGCAATAAAACTTGCAACGAAAACCACCATTGAAACAATGCCGAATATATCTATTAATATTGCGAACATAAATACTCCTCGTTATTAGTTCAACCTAAGACTAGCAAATAAAATTAGTCTTTGGAAGAATTTGATGCTCCGAAGTAAAACGAGATAATAGCACTAGCAAGACCACCTAAATAACCGAGGACAAGATTGATAAGTGCTTCTGAATTTTGTTCAGGCGGTTGGAGAGTTACTAAAAAAATATAACCGAGGAAACCACCAATGGTTGCAATACCAATTATTCTTGCTGTCCAATCTTTTGAAAAATGTTTTCTAGCATCTTGCTTTTCTTGTGCTTCAAGAGCAAAAATATCAACACCTATTTCTGCCATATCTTTTTCAAATTGTAATTCTGCTTCTTTTAATTTTAAAGAATCTTCTTTTGACAAAGGCTTACTTAAAGCAGATTGAACTGTTTTAGGATTTGTGTCTGATAAACCAAGTTTCTCTGCAATCATTTCAGCAGCCATCCCACCCATAGGACCACCGAGTGCTGTTCCTAATGTAGGTGCTACTGCACCTAAAACACCTTGTAATAGTTTTTTCATTTTTTAAATGTATAAACTTTTAGTTTATCTTTTTTACCTTTGACCACTATATCATCTAATTCAACCAAATCAAAAGAACAATTCTTTGCAGTTTCTTCGCCTATCAAAACATCTTCACCAACAACCTTTGTATTTGATTCAAGCCTAGCGGCGACATTGCATGGGTCTCCAATGAGACTAAAGGCAAATCTGTCACTTGCTCCAAAGTTTCCTGCCAAAACTTCCCCTGAATTAACTCCAAGACCTATTGCTATTTTTGGTATGTTTTCTTCTTCAAACTTTTTGTTAAGTTCAGCTATATTTTTTTGGATTTCTTTCACAGCTTTAAGAGCTAAATCGTGGTGATCTGGTTGAGGGATTATCGTATTAAAATGGAACATACCTGCATCACCGATAAATTTATCTGTCACACCAAAGAATTTATTTACTGCTTTGACCTGAACATCTAAAACATTATTCATAATGTAACTGACTTTTTCAGGTTCTATAGATTCTGATAACTTTGTGAATCCTCGTAAATCTGAAAAAATGATTGAGCAATCTACTCTTTTACCATTTACCTGACAAAGCTCAGGATTATCTTGCAATTTCTTGACCATTCTTTTATCTAAATATTTGCCAAATTGATTTTTTATTTGTTCTCTTAATTTCCATTGTTCTCGGAATCTTAAATAGAAACTTGTACTACCAATTATAAATTGTCCGATTAATGACCAAGTTACATCAATTAAAATACCATTTTGAATCGTCCAATAACCATAGGTAGCTGTAGAAATAAATGCTAAAACACTAAGGGTAAGACTAAGGGTAATACCAAAAGAACTCGTTAGAAGCCAAATTAGAAGCCCAGAAAAGATAAAAATAGCTAATTCTAGCGATAAATGCCAATTTGGTATGTATGGTGAATTTTCTAAAAGTATTGTCTCAGCTAATGCTGTTTGAATTAAATGTGGCTCTAACAGACCTGCTGGTGTAGAAATTGTCGGCATTATTCCTGAAGCTGTAAAACCTACAAAAACAAATTTATCCTTAACAGCTAATTCTTGTAAATTTGTTGTGCTTGTCTTGACCCATGAGACGAATTTTCTGCCTTCTGAATCAGTGTTAATTTCTGGTAATCCTTGAACTCTGACTTGCTCAATTCCTAATTCGTTTGTTTTAATGATATAAGTATCAGCACCAACTAGAATTTTTAAGACTTCAATTGCATAAGAAGCAACCCAACCATCAGGGGTTTGATATAAAAGAGGTATCTGTCTGACAAGATTATCAATATCAACAGGTGCAGATGCTAGACCTTCGTTTGTGCTTGATCGTAAAGGTTCAACATTATTTATTGTTCCTTTAATCAAATTAGTCTTTACATCTTCACCAAGAATTACAGTACCAACAGTCTGTGGATAAATATTATTGTCATATTCAAAAATAGAAAGTACAGAATTTGTTTGTCCAAGCACATCTGCAAAAACATCATCGCCACCTAATCTATCTTTATGGGGCATAGCAAGAACCCAACCCACACCTAAAGCTCCTGCATTTATTATTTCTGCATGGATTTTAGCCAGTTCCAATCTTGGTATTGGATAACCCCCTTGTTCATCAACAAATTTTTCGTCAAGGTTTATCACAGTAAAATATCCTGTTTCTTCAAACTCTGGAACAAAATAATCAAAGGTTCTAAGTTTGATAACCTGTTGATAACTGTGTTGAAAAAGCAGAGGTAAACTTAGCAATAAAACAAAAAATAAAGGTAATAATTTATTTATTAATCCTGTGTAATTCTTATTACTGATGAACTTCCCCCATTTATTTTTACAATTTTTGAGACACCATCTTGAATAAATATTACTGTGTATGACCCATCAACATTTAAATCAACTCTGGCGAAATTGGAAACTTGCCTTTGTAAAGTGATTGTCTCGCCAACAATAAAAGTTGTAATTTGAGTGTTCTGATCTTGACCAATATTTGTACCTGAAACAATAGTTGAAGTCACATCTTGTAAAACATCTTGTTCTTCTTGATCAAATTCGTCAATTATTTGCAACAAATCTTCAAGAAAATTTGTATCTAAGGCATCGTAATCAAGCTCAGTGAATTCTAAAGAATCTTCTGCTAGTTCATCTTCAGCAAGAAAGTCATAATCTAAATCGTTGAAATCTAAAAAATCGTTTGATACTGTTGTGGTCTCTTCAGCTAAAATAACTTCTTCTTTTGGTGGTGTAACAATTAACATGTTGTCAATTATATCTAAAGACAAATCAAGTATTACAGGAACACTTGGAGCACTTTCAAAAACATCTACTGTTGTTGCCTGATAAGGTTTATTAAGAGTGACAGTGCCAATAGCTGTTGTAACCAGTATTTCACCACTAGGTAAACCGCTATCATCAGGCAGTAAAATGATAAGCGAACGTCCCAATTCATCAACCGTACAGGTAAAATCCGTACCTCGTATTGTAATGTTGGCAGTTGGAGTGCTGAGTTGAATATTTTGTTTGGCAATTTTTCCTAATTTACTTGTTATAAATCTTGCTGTACCACTTGCAAATTTGAGAGCCATTTTGCTTTTTGATGGGTCTGGGTCAAAGATATATTCATCAATCACCAACTTGCTATGTTCTGTCAGTCTTACTTTTGAATCATCAAGAAAGGTAATAGCCATACGACCATTACGAGTAATAGCTTGATCATTAGATGCTATCGCAAAATCTAATTTAGCTTCGTATGCTTTATCTCTTAATACTTCAGCATTACCTTTTAATTCAGAAACTCCACCAATATTAACAACTGGTTGAGCCCCCTGAATCTGATTGGATAATACACAGATTAGAATTATTACCGTTTTGTATAATCTTGAGATAGTCACGAGCTAATGTGCTTGATTGAGTAATGTTATAAGTATTTGAATTTCCATCAATGTCCATGTATAAATACCCACTATCGCTTGATGAAGTTCCACTGTAACCATCTAAATTCGCTGTAATAGTATTTGAACTTCCATTTATATCTATAAAATTTATAGCATTGGAATAATCCAAGTCAAACGTAAGTGTATTAGAATCACCCAAAATTACCCAGTCCAAATCTAAGTAAGATGCACTATCATCTTCGCCAATATCAAGATCAAAGGTATTTGTGTTACCTGTTACTTGTATGTTCATGTTC